TTTACGAGTCTGGATTTGTCAGACTTTCTCGTCCCAGTTATTTTTACACCTACCCGGACACAGATCCTCGCGGGTCCCATATATGGCATAAATATTGCGGAGAGTCTAATTGCACGTTTCATCTCATTTTTAAATTCCACCCAAAAAGGGTCCCATATATTAAATCCTTTCAATTAAGATACATACAGACGCCCATTGCATATTAGGGTGATTGGAAATAGAATTATCAATAGCTCTTGCACTGGCAGTTCTCAAAGAACTCGCATAGATTTCCCCTCGGTCAGTAATAGGTTTCTGCGTATCAAATTCAAATGTGACTGCATACTTATATTTCATACGTGTAATCCTCAGAATGGCCCTCCTGCGCGCCCAAGTTCGGGGTAGGGCTGAGTTACACCCGCGCCCGATCGTCGAGCTAGGATGGGGTTATAGCACAATGCTAGGGGGAAATCAAGCTATTGACAAACCCCTGCTCATGTGTTACTTTACCCTCGGCCCTCCCCGGCCCTACATACATTCCATACAATTAAATATAATTCAAGTTAGAATAATCCTGACTAGGAGAATTTCTTTATGCCCATGGGTATAGTTTCTAACGATGAATTTGAAAGGGAACTCCATAGGAATGGAGTTAAAGAAGTAATTACACCTGAAATTATTCCTCAGGATCAGGACAAGGGTAGAGGGCAAGGAAATAATAATGTCCCTGAATCCCTCAGGAAGATTATTGGTGAAACAAGCGAGATTGAAGGTAGACAGGAAGCTTTAAAGATTGCAAGGATGTTTGGAATATCAGATTCCTCCGTAAGTGCGTATGCAAAAGGTAGTACTTCCACAGCATCATATAATACCCCCAACAAAACGATAGCAGATTATATCAGGAATAGAAAAGATCGTCTGACAAAGAAAGCCCTCCGAAAGTTACAATCCTCCCTAGATAGCATTTCCCCCGAAGCCCTTCAAAAAGAATCTCCTCGTAACTTAGCTGCAATAGCTAAGGATATGTCTGCTATCGTTAAGAACATGGAACCTGACGCGCCCGTAGGACCAGTTAATCAACAGAATAATCAATTCATATTCTATCGTCCCGAGACTGCGCGCTTGGAAGATTATGGTGAGCCGATTCGAGTTAATGAATGATAAGACAGGATTAGTTCGAGATAGATAGGATAGGAGTAAACAATGCCCTCAACAGCTACCGTTACAAGTAAAGTAGGCCCGGCCCAGACGGTTACAGCGCAAGTAATCACGAATGTAGTTAGGATGGAAGTATTAACCGCGCCTAAGTCTGTCCTTTCAATTCAACAGGCAGATGGTAAAATTCAGGAATTCGATCTTTCCGCCACGACTACTTTCACTGTAACTATTTCCGCTGGTAACCTCACCATTACAATTTCACAATAACATGCTAACCTTAACTCTACTCCTACTCGTTCTAGCTTTGATTATGTTTGTATTAGCAGCTATCAAAGGAGATTCCCAGTTAGGATACGTAGGATTAGCATTCTGGGTTCTTAGTGAAATCATTTCGAGAGTAAGATTATGATGAAACATTCTAGAATGTATTGCAATGAATGTAGAAGAGAATGGCTGGTCCCAACTAAATATTTTACCAATAGTGCGCCCTTGACCATTACAGGTAACAGACGTGATGATCTGTGTATCTATTGTGGGAGTGGTTCTATTGAGTTAGTTGAGTACCAGCCATCGTTTCTTGGTGGAGATATTCCGCGCCCGGATTCTCCTTCATTAGTATTGAGTACGCTTAATACTGGAGATGATTACGATCCCAAAGCTGTTAAGGAAGTTACGCCAGGATTTGCTGTGAACAATCTGATTAAGATGACTGGTGGATTGTGAGAGATTACATCATAATCCGAACTTCAGAGGGACATCAAGTATTAACCAAGGAAGTTTTCTATTTAATAAATGATCATTGGGGGGAATTAATTCTTCCTATAAAGAAATGTGAACCATTACCAGTAATTTCCCCCATTGGTAAACTATATGAAACACTCCCTCAAAGATAGATCAGGATATTTAATTATAGACCATTCAGAATCTCCTGGTATAAATCCAGAAGATATTCCTTTGCAATTACAAGGAATTGCACCTGTAGTTAAAGCAGGCGCGGTCTATGAACGGGATGTTCAACTTTGCTCTCATTGTGGGAGTCAAGTTATATTGAATCCTTTACGTGAACGTCCTCGGGGATATTGTGCAAAGTGTGATCATTATATATGTGATAATCCAATATGCAATAAAGAATGTCAACCTTTAGCAAGATTATTAGAGCAGGTTGATAATCACAATCAAAAGAACCCCAATGATCCTTTAATCATTCTTACCGACCAATGATAAGATATTTAACCGCGCATGCATTCTTCCTTATGTTGTTTTTAGTCCTTTGTCTCAGTTCGTTGGTCAGAAATAGGAGGTAGATTATGGCTCGTTGGGGTGCAGCAATTCCTTCTTGGACTCCCGTAGCAGTAGCAGATACAACTAACATGACCGATAACGGTCATCATACTGTGCAGGGTGGTTCAGCTACGCAACGTGGAGAATTAAGAGAAGTTTATTTAGGCGGTCAAGCGGGCGCGAGTTCTCCTACCTTTATGGTATTAGGTAGGACTTCTACAGTTGGAGCTACTTTAACTGCTGCACGTTTGGCTGCATTAGATCCTTCTACTGCTGCTTTAGCTGCACCTCCAGTTAGTTACGCAGCTTCCACTACTAAACCACAGCGTAGTTCAACCTTGGGTATGCTCCTTAATCTTTCTTTCAATGCTTTTGGTGGCGTAGTTAGATGGGTGAATGGACCAGATGAAATAATCAGTTATCTCGGTAATACTGCATCCTTGGGAGAACTTTCCTTGAATGCATTTACTGGGGGTACTCCTGGATTACTTGGTTCGAATATCGTTTTTGAAACTCTCTGATTAAAATGATTACACGGCGGGATTTAATTGATCCAATGAGTCAATTAGCTCGCCGTGTAGTTAAAGATGAGAGAGGACAATTTATTATAAGACCACTTAGCGGTGGGGGTGGTGGGGGTTCCAATAATAATCCTGATGGATTTCCTACTACTGGAAATTTATGGATGTCCCGTGATTATGAAACAGAAATTACTAGTCAAGTTCAACCTAGTCCTCCATCTTCTTCATGTACTTGGGGTTCTACTTTTGGTCGGAGTAGTTCAGGAGGATGGAGAACTACTTGCATACAGGCTACAGGAGAAGATAGTACTGGATGGTTATATAATAATCCAGGCATAGGTGCAGTAGATGATTGGCGTACAGTGTTTTATTCTTTTACGATGAAATTAAGTACATCATTTGTAAATACACTTCGGAATTTAACTAATCCATTAAAATTTCTTGATGCACGTCAATATCTTGCAGATGGTTCAGGTCCAGATAGTGTTAATTTCAGAACAAGATGGGTAAATTATTTAGTAGGAGATGGTAGTGGACGTCTCAAGTTTTCTCTTACAGTTGGCGGGGCGGGGGGTTTCTTTTTTGATGATGGAGTAAATATTAATCCAGATTTAGCTACCTTCATTGATAATGAATTTGTATGGTTCTGCATGATGCAAAGTGAAGAAAATCTTTTGACTGCAATTTACATGAAACGTCAAGGTGATTCTGGCGTAACTAAAATGATTCAGAGAGATTCTAGTGTAGGCGCACCCACAGAATCATACCAATCTAATGGGCGTGGATTTGTAGTAGGGGAAAGAACTTTTTGTGGTTATTGGGAGTTTGCTGATTATTTAGGTAATGGAACTGAACATGCATTCTTAGACGATTTTGTTGTAGCAGATTACTGGACTGGTCCTATTTGGTAATATATGAATTTATCCGATGATTTTTCAACAGATCCTTATGGTGGAACCCCACGTTGGGTAAATCAAAATGGTTCCGCTGTATGGGATTCAACTAATTTTGAATTAGATGTTGTTACTAATGGTGGAACTCCGCCACAAATTAGATATAATACTAGCCCTGGTAATCTTGAGCAAGAATGTCAATCTACTTTTGCATTACCAGCATCAGGCGAAAGGGGTGTTGGCCCTGCGGTTAGGATAAATTCAAGCGCAGTAGATTATTATGGTATAACAGTGGAGGATGTTGGGGGATTATTTGTAAATATACATAGATTCAATGCGGGGAGTAGATCAACAGTATTTCAAAATAGTTTTGGAACTTATACAGCAGGCAATTTTGTAACTATTAGAATTGCTGCAACTGGAGCAGTTGGAGAAAATGTAGCATTTTTTGTTTGGTTACAGGATCATGGTTCTAGTAAACCATCTGATCCAGGTTGGTTAGGTAGTGATGCATCTCCAGATTGGTCCCCCGGAAGTGATTCTTCGGTAGATAGACATGATGATAGTGATGATAATTTTTGTGGTATAGGCGGCCGCCAAGGAATTTCTACGGATTATGATACTAGACATGATTATTGGCGGGCGCGCAATATTAGTGATAGAGGTGGTGGCCCAGTTGCTTTGCCTTTCGTTACGATAATTGGAGCGAAAAGAATTTAAAAAATGGCTTTTCCCTCTATTCGGTCACAGGCAACTGATAGTGCTACCGTAGCAGAAACTACACATACTATCAGTTTGCCTGCAACCGTTGTAGCCGGGGATATAATTGTTGTAATAATGCGTGTAACTGTATTAGGTGCAATTACTTGGCCTAATTCAAGTTGGAATGAATTATTTGATGCTTCCCCTGATGCATCTGATGATGAAGTGGCAATAGCATGGAAATTGGCCCAAGGAGATGAAGGCGGAACTACAATAAGTATTACTACCGCCAATGCTAAATTCATTTCTATAGCAGTTTCAGTTCAAGATGCATCATGGAAAATTCCTCCCTTCCTTGGAACGCAAGGAACTGGAGCAGCTACAGAACCCAATGCAGGAAACTGTAATCCTAATGTTGGGTCTAAAGATTATCTTTGGTGGACTCATTATTCAATGGAAGGAGAGCAGACGGGAATTACTGCTTATCCCGCTAACTATACTTTAAATCAATCTGGAATTGTAACTACAGGAACGGGCGGGGCCATTACTGCTAACTGCACAATGGCTTCTGCGGCGCGCCAGTTAAATGCTTCGAGTGAAGATGCTGGAGTATGGGATGTAACAGGAGCATTAGATGATTGGACCGCGTTTACTATAGCATTTACGCCCGCAGATCCTATTCAAGCTGAAACCACTACTGCTCCTACTCATTTCTCCCCAAGATTACCTGCATCTACTGCAATTCTTTCCCTAGCAGTTAATCTTCTTCAATCTACTCTTGCTCCTGAGGAAGTTAAACCTTATAATCAAAATGATTGGCCTAATCCCTTAAGGACTACAAGCCAATTAGCAGTTGATATTAGTTCTCGTCCACAGGAAGATGGAACTTCTCCTTTCATTCCTATCGATTGGAGAAATCCTGACCAGTGGAAGAAACAACCATTAAATTATAGTTATACCACATTACCACAATTCGCGCCTGAGGAAGTTCCTCCCTTCGTCCCAGTATCATGGAATAATCCATTGATAGGTGGGAAAAATCTAGTAGGATTTACTTTACCCAGGCCCCAGTATTACGAGGACGAAGTAGGATTTAATCAGTATGATTGGCCTAACCCATTATACAAGGGAAGGCCCAATGTAGGTTTCACTAAAGATAGACCCCAGTTTTCTATAGATAACACCCCTGCAAATCAGTATGATTGGCCTAATCCTCTAATTAAGGGTAGACCGAATATAGGATTTGTAGAGGAAAGACCTCAATTTTATGAGGATCAGGTAGGGTTTAATCAATACGACTGGCCCAATCCCTTACCAAGAATTAAGACAGGACAGGATTGGATTAATTTCAAACAATTAGAAGAACCTACTGAAATACCATTCACTCCTGTAGATTATCCTAATCCTCTAATCGGAGGGAAACAAAACAGGGGATGGGAACAGGCGCGCCCAGAATATTACGTTGATTTAACTCCTAATAATCAATATAACTGGCCCAATCCATTACTTCCTAAGAAGGGTGGGAGGGATTGGACAAATAATCTATTACAAAATACTTTAGCTCCAATTCTAGATACTCCATTAAGTCTTTATATTGGACAATCATATCCAAGAAAACCTGGATTAATTATAGATGTTTCAACTAGTCCCCCAACCGCGCCGGGAGAAACTCCATTAGTAAGACAATCTGATTGGCCTTTACCACGTAGAGCAATTAAATCAGCATTAGTTTGGAATTATAATAACTTTGCTTTAGTTGCTTTACCTGATGGTCCAAGAAATCCTTCGCCATTTCCTAATCCTTTATCTAGGAAGGAGTATTCACAAAGAGGATATACAACTAGTTTCCAATTAACTAGAGATGTTGGAGAGCCTTTCACTCCAATTATATATCCAAATCCCTTAATCAAGGCCAGGATTAGACAGGATTTAATTCTTCCTAAGCCTCAGTATCTCTCCAGTCCTCAGGGATTCAGTTGTATAATTACTCTGGGGATTGGCGCGCCCGGAGATATTACCTGCTTTACACTATTTGGGCTAGATACTAATCCTCAACCATTACTCTCCGGAGCAATGGGAAATCCTTTAGTTAAACCATATCCAGTTATAAATAGGACTTGGTTACAATCCAGATCATTACAATTATTAACAGATCAAACTATAGTTGGTAAACAATTTACTACTAATCCTGTAGTTAGAACTCGGCCTATCCCTAATACATGGATTCAAACGCGCCCTGCTTATTACATTGAACCTACAGGTAAACCCTTTGGTCAAGCTGATTGGCCGGTTCCCACCGATAAGTTATTTGGATTAATTGTTGATATAAATACATATACTGGAGAAATTCCATTACCCGGAACTACAATTCCATTTAAACAACAGAGTGCTCCGAATCCATTAAGAAAGAAGCTTTATACACAAAAACATGAATTCTATTATGTAATTGATACTAATGAACCACGTATTGTTCAATGGACAGCATTACCCCCGGCACGTCGTAAACCAATACCTCATACATGGATTCAACGGCCATTAGTTGCGTCTCCAATTACTAATCTTCCTGTAGGTAAACAGTTCTTCCAGACTCCTGTTTTAAAGAAGATTATTGCTCAAACTTGGTTAAGTGATTCTCTTGCAGTTAGTGATGCTCCAATAGCACAGTATAATTGGCCTAATCCGGTATTAAGATTAAGAAGTGTAGTAAAGGATTGGATACAGGCGCGCCCGAGTTATTACGATGAGCCATTACCTAATCGTCAGTTAGATTGGCCAAATCCAATTCATATTCATCCTCCGGTTCAGACCTTTATCTTCATCTCCCAAATACAGGAGACGGAACCTTTAATTCTTTTATCCTGGCCTAACCCTTTATTAAAAACAAAGATAGCTGAAACTCACATAGTTAATCTTCTCCAATCTACATTAGACCCAGGAGTGGGAGAAGCTCCATTAATCCCAGGATTCCTGCCTAATCCAATATTGGAGAGGAAATTAAGACAGCCCTGGGTATTCTGGTATGCAATAGATACAAGTACAACTGCCGATCCTACTCAACCCATTAATTGGCCCAATCCAATTGCAAGGAAAAGAGCAATAATTGATTGGAAATATTTTAATAGAATTGAGGAACAGCCATTAATTGCGAGTTCAACTGCTCTCCCTCTAAGTAAAAAGAAGCCAATTTATGATTGGATAGTTAATCTTCAGCAGAATACATTAGGACCTATCCCTGTTACATCTGTATCTCAAAAGGATTGGCCTAATCCTTTAAGGAAGAGACGAGATATCTCTTTAATTACCCAAATTTCAGATAGAACAAGATTCTTAGATGGAAATAAGCCATTTAGATTTATTGAATATCCGGTTGGAATTAAGAGAAGAATTGCTGAAACTTGGTTAGATAATCCGTTAGATGTTCTTACAGCAGTTGTAGGAGCAACTCCTTTCGCACAACATGATTGGCCTGTATTCCTTCGTATTAGAAGGGGTGGGCAGGATCATATAGTACGAGCATATATTCTTCCTAATGTTCAGGGACGCATAATTTGTATCGATTCCGCCTTGATCGAATATGATCTTGAATCTGCTATTGAAATTCTCGACTTTAATTCGGGTATTATTATCTACGATTTAGAGTCTGGGGGTGACGAATGCCAGTAGTTCAAAGTATTCAAGTTTATCGTGGGGAAGATATAGAACTTAATTTCAGCATGGTTCCTCCTCGGGATATTACAGGATGGGTAATTTCCCTAACTGTGGCTAAAGCGTTTAATTCTCCAAATAAAATTTTCCAAGTTACTGCTGTAAATACCAATGGTCCTGCGGGTGAATATATGGTAATTATTCCCTCGGCTACGTTAAATATTCAGCCAGATAAATATGTATATGATGTATTTAGAGTAAGCCCTGGAAATAGAAGGATTCTAAATATAGGTGATTTTAATATTGGCGGGGATGTTCAGTTTCCTTAGGTTGGGATATGGCTTTTCCAAAAAGAAACACAGCCTTTACATTTTATACTGGTTTAACTAGTCAGACTGATCCTAATCTTTTACAGAATACTCCTACTCTTGCAGCGGGGGATGTTCAAGTAAGTAAAGATGGGGGATCATTCGTAAACTTAACGAATCTTCCTTCTACAACTCCGCCTGCTGGTAAATCAGTTCAGGTTAGTTTAACTGCAACTGAAATGAATGCAGATAATATAGTGGTTCTTTTTAGTGATGTAGCTGGCGCGGAATGGGCGGACCAGATTATTGTAATTCAGACTTCCCTTAGAAGTTTAGATGAATTAATGTATCCCACATATACATTACCTGATAATGCTGCTTCAGATGGAACTATGCCCTCAATAGAGCAGGCATTGTATATGATTAACCAATATTTACAGGAAAGAATTGTTACAGGCACTACAGTTACAGTTAGGAAGCCCGATGGAAGTACAACATTAATGACATTTACATTGAATGATCCAGTTAATCCCACTTCCATTACAAGGAGTGCATGATGCCTGAATTACTTACGATAGGACCTGCTACTACTTTGGTTCAGAATCAAGGATATGCAATGCCTGCAAGTAGGGTATTAGTGCGCGCGTCCGGGGCAATTGAAACTTCTCAGGATAATTCTACTTATGCAGCAGTTACTTTGACAAATAACCAAGCGGAGTTAGCTTCTGCTTTCATTCGTTCCACTGCAAGCGGAACTATTGTGACCCTGAAACGAGCCTAATAATGATTGATCCGGAGTTTGTAAAGTGGTTTACAACTCTTGGTATAGGTGGGATTCTTGCGGCGTTTATGTTTGTGTTTTATCGCAAGGATGTCCAAATGTATACGGAGTTATGGAAAAGCACAAGTTTAATGCTAATGGAAGTTATAAAGGATAACACCGCTTCTAATGTGGAATTAATTTCCATGTTAAGAACCCAGGAAAGAAATCACTTGCGTAAGGAAGATATAGAAGAACTTATTGATAGAAGAATAAATCATGGAATGAATCATGGAAAATAGTCATGGCATTTGATAAACCATACTGGAAACCAAATAAAAAGCAGGAACCCTTCCTCGCGGTTCCTTTGAGTATTAAAGAAGCTGTGTATGCAGGCGGGGCTGGTTCAGGTAAGACAGATGTATTATTGGTATATGGAATTATTCATGAATGGCACATGAATTCTAGATTTAAACAGGTTTTCATGCGCAGGACTTTCCCCGAATTAAGGAATGAAGTATTACCTCGTTCTAGGGAAATATTTACTAAATTTGGAGCAACATTAAATCGTTCTGAAATGGTATGGACATTTCCTAGGCTAGATCAAGCAGGGGGAACTGGTATGGGAAATATGGGAGCAATGATTTTCTTGGGCCATTGCGAAAATGAGGATGATGTTCATAAATACGATTCAATGGAAATTAATCTCTTCACCCCCGATGAGATGACATCATTAACTGAATATATGTATATGTATATTGCCTTCACCCGCGTACGTGCATCGGATAGGACATTACCTGCTATCGTGCGTGGTGCAGCTATGCCGGGTGGAATAGGTCATACATGGTTTAAGAAAAGATTCATAGATCCTTATAAACCTGGTGGAAGAGTTATTGAAGGTAAAGGTGGAAATCTCCGCATATTCGTCCGCGCAACATTAGCTGATAATCCTCACCTTGATCCTACGTATGGTCAATCGTTAGAAGGATTAAATGAAGCTGAGAAGAAAGCTAAGAAATATGGAGATTTTGATGCATATCTAGGCCAGGTATTTGATGAATTTAGGGATAAACATTATCCTGATGAACCTGATAATGCATTACATTGTATTCCTCCATTCCAAATTCCTGAGTGGTGGCCCAAGTTTGTAATTGGTGATTGGGGTTATACTGCAATGACTTATATTGGATATTATGCAGTATCCCCAACTAAAAGGCTCTATCTTTACCGGGAACAATGGTGGGTTAAGACAAAGATTAAGGAATGGGCACCGTATGTCAAGGAATTTATTGAAAAGGAGAATCCAAGAATTGTTAAGTTCTGTAGGTCTGCAAAACAGGATAGAGGACAGGAGCAGACTATTCAGGAGCAGATTAGTGAAGCATTGGATGTTCCTATTGAATTATCTGATAATACTCCTGGCTCTCGTCTTGCAGGTAAGACGTTACTTCATGAATATTTACGATGGAAACAGCAGCATGTTCCAGTGCAGGAAATGCCAAAATATAATGATGAATATGCAAGATGGCTCCTTCGAGTAAAGGGTCTTGATACATATAAGAGATATCTGAAATTATTTGACACGCCTGAAGAAGAGAAGAATATACCTAAACTTCAAATCTTTCTGTGTGAAGGTGATCATCCTACTAATCATGGGCATGCTAATTGTTGCCCAATAATGGTTGATTCAATCAAAGCATGTAATTATGATAAGCCAAAAAATAATAAACCCGCAGAAGATGTTGCAGAGTTTGAGGGAGATGATGCATACGATGATTTAAGATATGCATGCGCGACCGCTGAATCATATTTTGAGGAAGCAGCGGAAGAATTTAAGAAGTTCCAAGAAAGGGAACATCTTACGCAACAGCTAGCAAATACCGGAGATTTCACTGCTTTCTATCGAAATATGAGAACAATGGAAGCTGGTGATGAGGAAATGATTAAACCAATTCAAAGATTTCACAGGAGTAGATAATGATTAAAGAATTACTTTATAAATGGTTTGGTCTTGAAGATAAACCGTGTTCAACTTGTGAAGTTCTTCAACGTGAGTTAGAGAATGAAAGACGAGAGAAAGAACGATTACTGGATAGGCTCTTAATGCCTAAAGTAGAAACACAACCAGCAATGGAAATTTCAGAAATGAAACCATTGCCCACTTCCCGTAAATTTATTCCTCATGCTGTTAGGCAGCAAATGATGGATCAGGAAGATAGGAAATCATTGGAATTAATGCAGAAAAAACAGAAAGAAATTAAGGAAATGAATTCTACGGTGGAGAAACTTGAGGAAGAAATTCTGGGTAAGGGGGAAGAAAATGCCAGCAAAATCAGCTAAGCAACTTAGATTCATGCAGGCAATCGCGCATGGGGCGAAAAGCAAGACAGGAGTAGGCCCATCTCAAGAAGTAGCTAGAGAATTTGTAAAAAAGACACCAAAAGGACTCTTCGGTAAGAAGGATAAAAAGCGTGGCTAAGGAATATTCAGAAGAAGTTCAACGATTATTAAAAACAGTTATTGATCATTTTGATGAAGAAGATAAATCTGTGCGCGAACGCCAGATTAGGACATGGCGCAGGTTGAAATTGCTATGGGAAGGATTCCGGAATATTTACTATAGTGAAGTCGCGCATGATTGGAGAATTCCTGAACCTGGTGCAGTAGATGATGGAGAACAATCGTATTATGATAAGCCCATGAATATCTTCCGGGCTTATTTAGAATCTATTATTGCTGCTCTCTCAATCACGGTTCCCGCAATTAAATGTTATCCCGATGATGCGGATGATTCTCTCGATCTTTTAACTGCAAAAGCAGGAGATCAAATTGCTAAATTAATTTATCATCATAATGATGTAATTCTCCTTTGGCTTCACGCATGGTTTATTTATTGCACCGAAGGAATGGTAGCTTATTACAATTATCCAAAATCAGATAAAGAATACGGTCAATATGAGGAAAATGTTTATGAGGATGTTCCTGAGGAGCATGAAATAATTTCTTGCCCCGAATGTGGATATGAAATTGAAAATAATATAGTTGAATCCGGTGATGAATTACCCATGATGGGTATGGAAGAACAACAGGATATTTGCCCGAATTGTGGTTCCCTAATAAGTCCTCAAATTAACAGAACTACAGAGTTGATTAGTCAATTAATTAGAACTCAATTTAAGGATAAGACGAGATTATGTTTAGAAGCATGGGGCGGGCTTTACGTTAAGACCCCAGTTTACGCTAGAAAGCAAGATGATTGTCCTTATCTTAGTTATACATGTGAAACCCATTATGTAAATGTTATCAAAAAATATCCCCAGTTGAAAGAAAAGTTTCAAGGTAAGCCCCAAGGAATATTTGATCCTTATGAGGCTTGGGGTAGATTATCACCTCAATATTTAGGAGAATATCCCACGAATAATATTTCAGAAAGATGTTATTGGTTAAGACCCTGCGCGTTCGATATTTTAAAGGAAGAAGAAACTGAAGAATTATTGAAGCATTTTCCTGATGGATGCAAAGTAGTTTTAGCTAATGATGATTTCGCTGAAGCATGTCCTGAGAAATTAGATGAGAGATGGACTCTTACTTATAATCCCATGTCGGATTATTTACAGCATGATCCTTTAGGACTACTTTTAGTAAGTGTTCAGGAAATTACGAATGATTTAGTATCTCTTGTTATACAGACTATTGAACATGGAGTTGGACAAACATTTGCTGATCCTCAAGTATTAAACTTCGCAGGATACAGACAAATGGAAACCAAGCCTGGTTCAATATATCCTGCGAAGCCAAAGGCTGGGCGTAGTTTATCAGATGCATTTTTTGAAATTAAGACTGCTACATTATCACAGGAAGTATTACCTTTCAGTGAAAATATACAGCAATTAGGACAAATGGTTTCGGGCGCGCTCCCTTCCTTATTTGGTGGGGCATTACAGGAACAGAAAACTGCGTCCGGTTATGCAATGTCCCGTGAGCAGGCATTACAAAGATTACAGAATCTTTGGAAGATGTTTACTATTGCGTGGAAGAAAGTATTTAGCAAGGCTATTCCCCAATACATTGAAAATATTCAAGCAGATGAACGAGATGTTCAATTGGATGCAAATGGGAAGTTTATCAATGTATTTATCCGTCGGGCGGATTTAGAGGGGAAGATAGGTAAATTTGAATTACAGGCAAATGAGAATCTTCCTTTAACATGGTCCCAAAGGAAGGACGTGGTAATGAATCTTATGCAAATGAATAATGAGCAAGTCCTAGGGGTATTAGGCGCGCCCGAGAATCTTCCCATTATTCGTGAATCATTAGGACTTGAAGATTTTTATATTCCTGGCGAAGATGATAGGAATAAACAGTATGAGGAAATTAAACTTTTATTAGATTCTGAACCAATAGTATTGCCTCCTACTATGGATCCTATGATGGCTCAAGATCCTATGGTTGCACAGGATCCTATGGCTATGCAAGCAATGATGCCTCAAGAGGTTCCTTCAGTAGAAGTAGATCCTGATATTGATAATCATGAAATAGAATTTGAAATCTGCCGTTCTTGGTTAGTTAGTGATGCAGGCAGATTAGCCAAGATTGAGAATGAGGCAGGTTATAAGAACGTATTATTACATGCTAAGATGCATTTGCAAATTATACAGCAACAAGCTGCAATGATGGCTGCTTCAGAACAGAGTGCCCAATCTGAAGGTAAACAGCCCAAAGAAACTGATAAAGAGGCACCGATAAAGGGGAACGAAGATGTCAATACTCTCTAATTCTGGCCCTGGCCCTATTGATTTAAAGTCTGATACTGGTCCTGAAGAGATTTATGATCTTCTGAAGGATGATGAAAAACCTGAAGAAAAGGATGAGGAAAAAGAAGTTAAAGAAGATGAAGAAGTGAAGGAAGATGAAAAGGAAGATGAGGATGAGAAGGAAGAAAAGGAAGAAGAAATTGATGAATTAAAGGAAATTGAAGAGGAATTAGAACTCGAAGATAAAGAGGAAGATGATTTAGAAATTATTCAACCTGTCAGGCGGGCGGAGATACTGCGTAAATATCCCAAGATTTTTCAGGATTTTCCCTATCTTGAGAAGGCTTACTATAGGGAAAGAAAGTATTCTGAAATATTTCCTTCTCCCTCGGATGCTCAAACCGCGCATGAACGGGCGGAGACACTTGATAATTTTGAACAAGAATTATTAGGTGGAGATTTAACCAAGGTTCTTGAATCGGTTAAGAAAGAAAATAATGAATCATTCAATAAAATTGCAGATAATTATTTAATGTCCTTATCAAAAGTTGATGAAAAGGCATATCATCATGTTATTGGAAATATTATCCGAAGCACTATCTATAACATGATTAAAGAGGGTCGTGATGTAGGGGGAGATCAAGGGCAACTCCTTGAAAACACTGCAACTATTTTAAATCAATTTGTATTTGGGACTTCTAAATTAACTGGTTCCCAACCTTTATCTAAAAATGAGCCTGAGAAATCGGAGCGGGAAAAGCAACTTGAAGAACGAGAAAAGGCTCTGGGTCTACAGAAATTTGAGGAAGCCCGTGATGGATTAGAAAATAAGATTGAAAAAATTCTTAAACATAATATTGGTAAACATATTGATCCTAAGAGTTCTATGACTCCTTATATTAAGGGAGTTGCAGAACGGGATGCATTAGAAACTACTTACAAATTGATCAGTAAGGATAGTCGTTTTGCTGCCTTACGAGATAAACTCTGGCAGTATGCAGAGAAAAATAATTTCAGTTCAGAATCCATTGATAGAATTCAGAAAGCATATCTTTCCAAAGCACAAACACTGTTAGCCTCAGTCATTAAAAAGGCTCGAAACGACGCATTAAAGGGAATGGGTAAAAGAATAAAAGAAGAATCTATTGAAGAAGAGAATAATGAACCAAAGGAAAGGAAATCCGATGCCTCACCTAAAAGATCGGACGCGCGCCCGAAAACTAAACCCGGACAAATTCCTGCTGGTATGTCTAGTAGGGATTATCTAATGTCTGATTAGTGAGGTAAATTATGGCAGCAGTTAATGAACAGCAGGTAGTTGCTCTTGAATTAGAGCGGGTACTGCCTAAAGTTCGCACAGTTTTTGAACGTGATGATATGTTTTATGCCAACATCAAGAAGCGTGATGTTGAGACAATTTCATATCGTCAAATGCGTGTTCCATTGGAATTAAGACCTGGTGGCTCTTTCCAGTATTTTAATCCCGATGGTGGAGATTTAGGACGTGGCGGTGGGCCAACTTGGGATAAAGCCGTATTACAGCCTGTATTCATGTCAGAAAATATTGAATATACCAAGTTAACTCAGTGGGCCACGAATACTGATCGTAAATCCATCGAAAATGCTGTGCGGCGTTTAGTTGCTACAGCATTAGATGAATTGCGCCGTCAGATTGATTCTCAATTACAACAGCCTGGTAATGGTGTAATTGGAACTGTAACTGCGGATACGCCCGCCGGTGGTGAGAACGTAATTGATTTAACCACTGACGGCTTTGGTGCGCGCTTAATGAGATTTGGACAAACGGTTCAAATCTTTGATGCTACCTTAGCTACTAATCGTGGCTCAGGAACTATTACTTTCTGGGACGTGGAAAATAAGCAAATTAAAATCGCGCCCCAGATTGCAGGTGTGATTGCTACGGATAAGATTGTTACCAACGGTATTACCTCTCCTGCTTCCTTACCTGCATTATTTGGTGTGCCTTATCATCATTCTAATGCATCTACAGGAACTTGGTTAGGTTTTAGCCGGGCAACCACGCCTGAAATTCGTTCCAATCGTGTTAATGGTGGTTCTGCTGCATTGTCATTACCATTACCACGATTAGCAATTAACAAGATGGGAAATCGTGTCGGCAATAATAATTTCAGACCAAATGCTTGGACCCATCCTTGTCAGGCGCAGGCTTATGAGGAAATTGGTCAGTTAATTTCCATTATTCATAAGCAGGCTAAAGATGAGGCTCTTAATGTTTACTTCGGCGATAACATGCAGTTAGCTGGAGCACCCATTAAGACTCATTTCAGTTGGGATAAAACCCGTATTGATTTCGTTACCGATGAAACCTGGGGCCGTGGAGAAATTCTTCCTATTGGTTTCTATACAACCGATGGTAGAAAGATTTTTGAAATCCGTGGGCCTTCAGGTGGCGTTATGACTGCTGAAATCTTCTATATGGTCAATGGTTTCCAGGCATTCGTAAACAATCCTGCGGCCACTGCCTATATTGATACATTAGCAGTTCCTACTGGTTACTAAGGAATATAGGAGGTAGGAGGATGATTCCTGGTACTCAGTCTAAACTGTCGGAAAGCGTAGTTGCTTCGGCTACCAGTATTTCTGTCAAAACAGATGTTGTTAGAATTACTGGTAGCACCACGATTCAAACTATTCTTTCACCATTAATGGGAAGTAGTACAATGGTTGTACTTATTCCTGTAGATGGAGCCGTTACTCTTGGTACCTCTGGTAATATTCTAGTTGGTATTGTTATGGCTGTAAATCGACCATATACTATGTTTTGGAGCAAAACAGTTGGTAAATGGTATATTGGAGCAACAACTCCAACATAAAGGAGCAGATTAATGACTGGTAATATCAATACTCCTGTTGCAATAGCGATGGGAATTGGTAGACCAGTAATTCTGATTTATGATAATGATACTTCTTTGTGGAACATTCACCAAGGAGCATAGGTAATGTCAGTTTTAAACTTTCAGGATATTTCAACTGTTCAGAGTGAACTGAATCAGAAGCCTACTACAATTGCTTCTGCTGCTACAGTAGCACCTCAAAACTTTCTTACTTTCATTAGTGGGACAGTTGCGATTGCTACTGTTACTCCCCCTGTGCCGGGTGTGCATATGTTGTGTTTCGTTTTCACAACCACTACACCTACGGCATTCACTACAACCGGAAATATCAAGGCTGTGACAACTCCTACAACGAATTTGCCACATTTCCTTGTATATAATCCGATTGAAGGCAAATACTACACGGGTGAAGTTACCACGTAATGATTGGGTGGGCTACTGATTTTTTCATGGTAGGGTAACCAGTTGGGAACTTCATTTATGAAAATGGTGTTGCTGTTCGGGCTAACTATTTTCGCAATAGCGCAGCGCAGGGAGAGAAAATGAAGATTGCAACTGACCCACTAATTCTTGACAAAGTAATTCTTGACAAAGCATTAGCTACACCAGGTTGGATGTCTATAAGGGAATTAACCTGGTTAGCTAATGTGGCGCGGTCATGTAGTTGTATAGTAGAATTTGGTTCATTTCTTGGGCGTTCAACACGCGCGCTCGCAGATAATGCGCCCGAGAATGCTAAGATTTATGCAGTAGATCCTTGGAATGGACCATATAAATTAGATAGTGGAGAAAATTTAGAGGTAGTAGATACTTATGTAATGCCTCAATTTATAGCTAATTTAAGGGAATATGTTGAATCAGGAAAAGTAATTCCAATTAGAAATTTTTCATATAATTTTTATTTGACCGATTACGAATATGCTGATATGGTTTTCATAGATGGGGACCATAGATATGATACAGTAGTTAAGGATATAAAGAAAGCTTTATGGTTATTGAAACCCAATGGAATCATTTGTGGACATGATTATGCCTTTTCCACATGGCCTGGAGTAAAGAAGGCTGTAGATAAAATGTTAACGAATGTTACAGTAGAGGATACAATATGGTGGACCCGAAAGTAATGATTGGATACGTTACAGGAGAATATGCAAGGCGGGCGGATTTTTATGATTACATCAATATCTTACAAAAGCCCCCTGATACCTTTATTCTTCCTTGTCATGATCGTTCTCCCGCGGCAGGTAGGAATTTAATTATTCAGAAGGCTTTTGAGCACGGATGCACTCATATTCTTTTTGTTGATGATGATCAAGTATTTGAAACAGATGCATTACTTCGATTATTGAAACATGATAAGGATATTGTTTCGGGTCTTTATTTGGCTAGAGCATATCCTCATCAACCTTTAATTTTCGATGTAGCTGATGATTCAGGTGCATGTCTTTACGCATATTTGGGTCCTAATGATTCTGGATTGAAGGAAATTGTAGCAGCGGGATTTGGCTTTCTTCTCGTAAAGACTTCCATCTTTGAGAAATTGGAAAAGCCTTACGTAAGATTAGGGGAATTAGATCCTGAGCAATGGTGCGATGATATTGGATTCTTTAGTAGAGTGCGCCAGGCAGGGATACGTTCATATTGTGACATGGATTGTTGGATTGGTCATATTGGAACCATGATTATACGCCCTAAAAAAGATAAGGGAATTTGGTATACCACATATGATACTGGTGGTTCGGGGCAAATAGCTAGTCCCCAAATTAATCCAGCTTTGGTGATGAAAAATGATCCAGAAACTTCTCCCGTCTGAATTAAGAGCTTTTAATCAAAAATTAATTGAATTATATGGCAGAATGGATAATAACATACCATATTTTCGATTAGTCTGGTCTGATGATGTGTATGAGAAGAGATGGATGACTCATACAGACGAAGGATTTGAATTACTTTTTCCTGAAGTAAGGGAAGTTCCTAAATACAAGGGATGGAAAAGTAATAGATATGTTCTTGAAGGATTACAAGCTATCGAAGGGGAAACGGATATTCCTGCGAGAATTTCGTATGAACCAATATGGACATTTCAGGATAAACATGGGGAATATTTAATTCCTATTTGGCCTGCAATTCAATTGATACTTGAAACTTTGAAAGAGAATACGGAAAAGGCAGGAACGGTTAAATATAAGGATCCTGAAGCAAATCCTAAAGAAGCATTGGAAGTAAAAGAGCAGAGAGTTAGACAATATGAAGAAGCATTATTTGGAAATGAAAGTAAAATAACTACTGCCCTTTCACATCGTAGTGGTGTGGCATATGGACATGGTAGTAGTCCCAACAAGGAGAGTTAGTAATGGCCCTCACAGATGTAATCCCCGGTGGAATCCCTGCTAGTGCCTTAGGTTTCAGTAAGAGAAGGACTATTCGGGCGGAAGTAAATCCTTTGGATAAATCTACGGTAGTTAGCATTTTCCCCAAGGAACTTCATGAATATAAACCAACTATTATGCCTGGGGATTTTCATATTCCTTCAGGTAGATATGAAAATCCTTCCGTTCTTGTGGTTGGTCCTTCTAGTTGGTGGAGAGATATTGATCCCGAGCAGCCATTATTAGAAATCCCATGTTCTAGTATTCAAGTTGCGGATTCCATCGTAAGGGATTATTGCAATGGATATATTGGCTGTGATATGGCAGAATCCATGCCGGGACTCTTTTATTTGCCCGGTGAACATTCTGTAAAAAAGATTGTTACAGATTATAAAGCCCATTTGGATAAGGCAAAGAAAAGACAGGATAATTGGTTCCGAGCCTTAGTTAAGATTGCTGATATTCTTTGGGCGCGCTCGAATGGAAATCCTATTACTATCATGGATGATATGAGACTTGCAGCCAAGGAATTAGGTTTAGATAAGGAATGGATTAAGGATTATCATGCGGCGGAATTAATTCGTTGCCAAGCCTGTGGAAACATGAGAAATCCTGCATATCCTGTTTGTGCCGTTTGTAAATGGGTAGATCAGTCTCATCCAATGGCAGCAAATCTTAAGTTTGCGGTGTAAAAAATGCCCACACCTGCTGAAATTATCAATATGGTAGCATCATTACAGAATGATACTGCCCAACAGCAATATACAGAAGATGCTGTTTTGCCTTATTTAAATATGGCAATGCGGGAGTTACAGGAAATATTCGAGGAAAATAATATTCCTGTAACTAATCAAGTTTCTAGTATATTGACTGTTCCCGCTGGTACAGTAATTATAGGATTTACTACTGTTCCTGCTTTACCAGCTAATTTAATTGAAATACAGCAGGTGTGGGAAAGTAATGATGATGGAAATACTTGGATTCCTATGGTTAGGAAGGAATTTATTCCCCATAATTTGGAAGAAATAGAGATAAGTTCCTTTGGAATGTTTGCGTGGATAAATAATGAAATTAGAGTTCCCCCTGCTACGGGAATTATTCAGCTTAAATTAGATTATATCCAATCTATTTTCAATTTACCTATTGAAATTGATGATGTGGATGTAGAATTAGGCATCCGTTTCATGAACTTAACTACTTACCTTGGATATGCAACAGGCGCGCTCTGTTCCATGTTTATTGGAGAAAATGAAACCAGAGCAGAAGCCCAGAATGGTAAAGCAAAAATTGCATTGGAGCGCGCATTAAATATTCCAACCAAAGGTAGGCAGGCTATTTCCACACGCAGAAGGCCATTTAGAGCTAATTATAAAACTCGTGGGTGGTTCTAATGTTTCGTGATCATGAACCAATAGTTTTAGAGGAATTCAATGGATTGTGGAAAAGGGGAGATGAGGATTCGTGTCCTCAGGAATATTTTACAGATGAAAATAATATTCAATCAATTGAATCAGGATTTGAAACAAGAGATGGGCTGGATACTTTACTCGCGCAAGGAAATGTTCTTCGTATTTATAATTACAAGTTGCAAACTGGGGAGTCCCTCATTATTTTAGATACTAATGGGGATATTTATCATGCAATTCCCCCTTGGACTTCTCCTACAGTACATGGTCCTGTTTTGCATGTGACAGGAATGACGGATTTTGCATTCTTTGCATTTGCAGGACGGGCATATATTAGTCCTTTTGGCACATTTATAGACTCTGATGGTAAAAATTATCAGAAAGGATTACAGAATCAAGTAGTTTACGTGTATAAGGGAGATGGAACAGCCGCACGCGCAGCCGCAGGGAATCCTCCTACGTTACCTGGGGATACTCCTATGGTTGCTTTTAATAGTACTATAGATGGAAAAATTAATCAAGGAATTCATGTATTTGCTGCTACATTTAGTGACGGAGTAGGAGATTCTACGGGTCTTGGTCCTACTATATTACCAGTTATATATGCCCCAGGTGGAAAAGAAGCCATCATAAATAATATTCCAATTGGACCTTTGGGTATTACACAACGTAAAATATGGGCTACGGTAGCTATAGATCCTAAAGATTGGAATCCCGATACTACTACATATACATATTTTCTAGTTAAGACAGTTTTAAATAATACAGATACAGCAACTACAGTATCTTTTGCTGATACAGAATTGACCGTGCCATTCGTAGCAGGCGCGCTGGCTAATCCTACTTCGGGCGGGATTAATGCAAAGAATTCTGCGGTGGAGGGACATTCCGATTTAGGATTACATATTATTGGCGTGGTATATGAAACTGATACTGGATTTTTAACTGCTCCTGGTCCTGAAGTATTTGCAGTTCAATCATTTGTTAATGTAAATAAGGCTATAGATATAGCAAACATTCCTACATCTCCTGATCCCTTTGTAATAAAAAGACATTTAGTTTCAAGTCGAGCTATTACAGATTATAATGGAGATGATAGGGGTTATCAATTATATTTTATTCCAGATGGAACTATTGAAAATAACGCAGATACGACAAAAACTGTTTCCTATTACGATTTGGATTTAATTGAAGATGCATCCTATCTTTTAGATAATTTTGCTTCAATTCCAGCCGGCGCGGTCCTTTCGAGTTATAACAATCGAATGATTCTCGCTGCCACTTTTACTGATATTTCCCTAGCATATTTAAGTGCGCCTGGGGAACCTGAAGCAATAGATCAAGTAGATGGACAAATCATTGTTCCTCTAGATGGAAATCCTATAACGAACGCGCAAGAATTTAGAGATGTGCTCTATTTGTATAAAAAGACAAGAACATACATGAGCACTGACAATGGGGATGTTCCTTCTACATGGGCGGGACCAGTTCCATTGGATCAAGGTATAGGAACTTCGGTTTATGGAATTGCACAAGTATTGGATTCTGGTGGGGTTAACGTAGAATATCTCATAGTTGTTTATTTTGGGGGAATTTACATATTCAATGGTGTTTATACTGAAATTCCTCTAACTTGGGTAATCGAAGATTTTTGGGAAGCAATAGATAGAAATGATTTTGGAAATATTCAGATAATGAATGATACTTTAAATAAGAAATTATATATTACTCTTCCTAATAGACAATTATTATTAGGTCAATATGATGATGGATTAACACCCAAGGATATTAAATGGCATCCTTGGAGTTTTGATATTGAAACAACCACAATTGCATTAATTCAGACTGATACTCTTGTAATCGGTTCGGAGCAGGTTGCATAATGGCACCTCCAATAAATATAGACGCGGCAAATGCGATTGATATATTATCGCTTCCCTTTTCCTCTACCCAAAATGTTCATGATGCTGGAATTACATATACGGTATGGTATAAATATACTGGTAGTGTTCCTAATGAAGTAATTGGATTTAGATTTTATGGTATTATTAATGGTGGAGCGGGAACCTATAGGCCTTTTACTACCGTATTTTCGGGTCCTGTTGATTTTATTGGTTCAACTGGAAACAATCTTAATTCCCAACTTCCTATTAATATAGGAACAACTTATTATTTTAGAATTACACCAAATGCAGGAAATCCTAATCCAGCAATACTTAATATAGATTTAATTCGTGCCCCCCAAAATGCGGTATTAGCAGGAGATATATTTATAAGTGCAGCTAGTATAACTCCCTCACAAATAGCCGTGGGATTTACTGGATTACCTGGGGGATATATTAGAACAACTACCCAACAAATCGTTAATTTTCAACAATTTTTTATTCCGGGGGAACAGGGGGATATATTACCGAATGGTATAATGCTTTATGTTGACGAATTTTCTGTTTTATCTCCTCCGCCACCTCCACCATTGGGTAATTATTGGCTAAATTTATATGATGCTAATTTTGTTCTTTTAACTAGAGTCGTATTTTATTCTCCTATTACCCCTCCTCTCGTAAGAACCCATAATCCAAGTAATAAATTTTATGTTTTAGATCCTGGGGGAAGTGGAAATTTTATTCATTTTGCTAATGTAACTGATGGTGGAGTAATTAGTGCAAGAACTCCTTTAACCGGATTTCAAGGGGCAACTGCATTAGCTGTAAATAATGCGGAAAATGTACTTTACATTGTAGGAGTAGGAAGTTCGTTAAATTCTAATATTAAAAGATGGAGTATTCCTGGATCAACTTTTCTCTCGGATTTATCTGCAATTGTAGTTGGCTATAAGGTTACTGATATATTAGTATTAAGTGATGATACTATAATAGCAAGTTATTTTAAGTCAACCACCCCTAGAAGTTCTTATGCTGTTCATTATAATACGGCGGGAACTGTTCTCAATACCTATGCTCCTATTTTTGGTGCTACTTTAACTTCAATCAATCCCAGATTAGGTTATTCTGCTAATAGTCCAGAAGCATTTTGGTTTTTTAATCATTTAACAACTGGATTTAGTGATATTCGTTTAATTAGAGTAAGTGATGGAGTGGAATTAGTTACTTCTTTAACTCCAGATTCTACTAATACTCAAATTGAACAAATAAATCCTCCCTTAACTGTTACTTCTGATAGTTGTCCAATTATTGAAATAAGAGAATCTGTTGTTCCAGTAGGAACTATAATTATTATTAAAACAACTGTTCCCAGCAGTAATCCTACTGTATTTACATTCAATGCAAATGGATTAACCCCAACTTCTTTTACTTTGAGTCATGGACAAATTCAAGTTTATAATGATGTTCCAATAGGAGTTTATGGAATAGAGGAAATACTTCCTCCTGGTTGGTCAGTTATTTATAATGTAAGTGATGGTAGTCCTATCAATGCATTATCTCTTCAAGAAGGGGAAACAATCACGATAAATGTTATAAATACATTAAATCCCAATGAACGATCAGGAATCTATAAGATAGTTCCCGGTAAAAGAAATGATACATTATGGAATGATTTATCTGCGGAAACGACAACTGTGGTAAAAATCCCCAATCCTTATATTAAAACAGGATTGATAGGTGAATAATGCCTAAAGGAACTGCACGTCCTACAGGTTCTTCAGGAGAGGCAATTTCTCATATTAATATGGTGCGCCTGCGCGTTACGGGAAATGGTTCACTTAAATTAGCTCTTTTATCCCAACAGGATGTAAGTAGACAACAACTTCATGATATTCCTTTATCAGCTAGAACTGCTATTCAACCTAGAACTCTAGCTAATTTTAAGGAACAAAGGGCTAAGTTGGAGATAGGAACTAATACAATTAATGATTATTTTAGAATAAATCGAATTATTCTTTATTCCCGGTATTTTGCTTCTGAGTTTCCTGGCTAGGACAGGATGGGATTGTGGCATTTAAAAATAGAGTTAAACCAAATTACGATTATAATAGATTACGTAATATTCTTGTCAACTCAGGATTCCAGAATGAAAATTCTGCCTTGTTCCAAACTATTAATGGATTGATTGATGGGGCGGGATCAATTACTGACATTGTAGATGGGAAATTAGGTAAGGGGGATAAAATAAATGCGAAAAATCAAATAAGTGGTAAAATTCCTCTCGAAAATGGAGGAACTCAAACTGGATTATATATACCTGAATTAACTCTTGTATCAAATCTTTCGGGCGCGGGAACTGACCCTGCATATTATTATAGGATTGGGGATTTCATTCATGTTGCGGGAATAATCTTTGCCCTTCCTAATGCTTTTAATACAACTACTCAATTAGGAATCGCATTACCCTTGATCTCATATTTTGATTTTGATCATCAATGTTCTGGTGTAGCAGTATGTCCTACTGTTAGATCAGAATGCGCGGCCATTTTTGGAGATGTAGTAAATAACCGCGCACAGATGGAATGGATTTGTGGTTTTAATGGAGTTCAGCATAGATTTTTCTTTAATCTTACTTATAGAGTAATACAGAAATGAATATACGTGCAATAAATGAGGGGGATATTTGTAAATTGAGGAAAATTCATCAGGAATTTTATAAAGATGAATTTGAATTTCCTGATTTTCTTAACAATTATCTTTGCACTTTTTGCATAACGGATGAGCAGGATAAGATAATTAGTGCAGGCGGAATTAGACTCATAACCGAAATCGTAGCGTTAACGGATAAAAATCATTCAACCAGAAAACGGCGAACAGCCCTATATCAGATTTTGCAGGCTAGTCAATATTTAACTCAAAGGGCAGGATTTGATAGATTACACATTGTCACTGAACAAAAGATATGGAAACACCAATTAGAAGAAGCTGGTTTCCATAGTAGGGGTGACATTTTAGTTTTGGATATATAGGTGATATATGGCTGGCGACAAAAAGAAGGAAATGCGTAAGGTAGCTTCTAGGGAGATTGGAGAAGCTAAGGGTATAGCTGATCCCCAATTAGATTTGTTTAGAAATCTATACAATCAGGGCGCCCAACAAAATATGCAGCATTATGGCGAACTGATGGGGGGATTTAAAAACTTCCAAGATACTGGAGGTTATTCCCCTGGAGATTTATCTAATATTAGGGCACGCGCGGTTTCCCCCATTAGGGCTGCGTATGCCAATGCATCTAGAGATGTAAATAGGCAGAAATCATTGCAAGGTGGTTATTCCCCCGGCCAAGGTGTATTAAAAGCGCGTATGGCTAGGGAACAGGGCCAATCAATGAGTGATGCTTCTACTGGGGCTGAAGCTGCTATTGCTCAAATGGTAAATCAGGGTAAACAATTTGGATTACAAGGGGCCACAGGATTATATGGAACTACGCCCGGATTAACTAGTATGTTTGGAAATCAAGTATTAAATGCTATGGCCCAAAGATTAGGTATTAATCAGGATGCTATTAATGCTGAATTTCAGGCACAGCAATTACCTGGTAAATGGGAAGGAACCTTGGGTAGAATTGGGGATGTTGCTAGAATTGGTGGGCAAATTGCTGCTCCTTGGTTAACTAGTGGAGCTAGTAATTTAATTCCTTCTGGCAGGGTTCCTGGTATGGATTCTACTTATAACAGGTTTCCCGGAATTAGGACATAGTTATGGGATCACCATTTCTTCCTAACTTAAGATTTCAGAATTTGTTTGGTATTCCTGATAATACAGGTTTACCTAATCCTTCTACTGGTTTTGGGACATATACAGGTCAGCCAATGGCCCCTGAAAATCCTTTAGAAGCATATAAACCTGATACCCAAGCTCAGGAAATGCTATATAGGATGTTAGGAGAAATGCCCCAAAGACGGGAACCTGGGATATTAAGGAAAATTGCAGGTTCCTTGATTAATCTTGGGGGAGATCCTAATGCAACTGAGGATGCATTATATGGTCCTTATCGTAGACAGATGACAGATTGGCAAATGAAATGGAAACCTACATTAGACGTAGCAAATCAGGAGCGCGCGTCCAATGTTAATTTAAGACAAATTGCCACATCTGCCGCAGCTAATGCAGCCGCCCAAAGAAGGCTTGATATTCAGGCGGGGGAATCTGAAAGAAAAGCTAGGGAAGGACAACAAAATATTGCAATTAGAGAAAAAAGAGCAGCCACATATGATTGGAAAGCTCGTAATCCCAATCATACTGTTAAAACAGATAGTGAAGGTAGATTGATTGGGATTGATCCTCAAACTAATGAATCACAATTTATCACAGGTCCAGATGGGCAACCTGTAAGAAGTAATGAATTGTCAGATGAGGATAAAATCAATCTTCAACTAGGTGCATCATTAAAACGAATTGCAGCTACAGGCGCGGAAGCCCGTAAGACAGAAGCAGTAAGACAATCTGGGCGGGAAACTTTAGTAAATATGCGCGCCCGTATTCGTAAGGAAGCAGCTACTAAAGATAAAACTATGTCTGCTTCTCAGGAAGCTGCTGCATGGAAATTAGCTAGACAACAATATATAACTGATAATCCTCAGCATAGGGATTTCTGGGATGAAACTGGACTACCTACATCAGATGCAGAAGATGATGATGAGTATGCAGATGCGGTAGATGATATTCGTGAAAGATATAATCGAATTAAATCTAGAGCTACGGGAAGGGCTAATCCTAATACTGCGCCAAATAATACAGGAACTCCACCACCTGTTGAAAAAAGAACTAAAGGAATGAAATGGAAGTTTCCCAATGGTAATGAGGGTCAATGGGATGGAACTAAATGGGTTCCTACTACTACTATTGTAACTAGGTGATGTATGCCACAACAAGCTGCTTATCTTGATGATAATGGTAATCCTATCTACCTAGATGACAATGGAAATGTAATTAAATCTGGAAAAGCTATTCCCACTCCTGCTCCTACTCCTACTCCTACTCCTGTAACTAAATCTGTATCGGAATCTCCAGAAGAAGGATTTCTTACTAGAGCATATAAAACAATATTCGAAACCCCTGAATTTATAACTAAGGGTGCTCAAAATATATCCCGAGGATTAACTGAACATTCATTAGATGAATCCATGCTTGGTTCTATGGCAAGAGGATTTTTAGGTGGAGCAACTGAAGGTGCAGCTAGTTTATTAACCCCTGCTAATATCCTAACTTTAGGCCGTGGTAGATTAGCAAGTGTTGCAGCCAAGGCATTAGGAATAGTACAAGCCGCGCATGGAGTAGGTGATATAGCTGAAGGTGATCTTCCTCAAGGAGCAGTAGACATAGCCCTTGGTGGATTAAATATGTTAACTGGAGGTAAATCCCCGTTAAGAGGAAGATTAGATACTATCATTAAAGATTCTGAGGCAATGAGAAGGAGTCCTCTTTCTATTCCTAAAGCTCCAGCTACAGATATAATTGCATCCCAACCAATTAGACCGGCACAAAGAATGAAGAGTGAAACAGGCGCAATTAATATTGAACCCGCGCCAGAAGGAGCACGTAATATTAAATTAAAGCAACCCACGATGGAATTAATTCATGCATTAGGAAAGAGAGGATATGTTCCTGGGGGAGTAGGACCAGATGGTATTCCTTTCATGACATATAAAGGAAAACCTATTCCACTAGAAGATTTACCAATCGCGCCCGAACAAAAAGCTAGTGTAATGCAGGAATTATATAATCTTCCAAGGGGTCTTACTACTTCATGGGATATTTCTGCTCCATTAAGGCAGGGGCTTCCATTAATTACTAAGAAGGAATGGTGGAAAGCATGGCCTAGTATGATTAAATCAATGAAAAGTGAGCAAGCATATGATATGGTGATGGCAAATATAGAAGCGCGTCCGTTCTTTGCTTCTACATTTGAACCTGCTTTTGTAGGGGGTAAATGGGTTAATAAAAGAGTTCCTTCTTTGGCTGAAAAATCTGGTCTTAAAATGACTGATCTGAAATCGTTCAGCAGTCGAGAAGAGAATTTAATGAGTTCATGGGCCGAATATGCCCCAGGAGTAAAAAGAAGTAATAGAGCTTACACTGCGTTCTTGAATAAATTACGTGCAGATACTTTTGAATCCCTTATTAAGGATGCTGATGCAATAAATAATCCTGTTCTTGCAAAGGAAATTGCTGATTTTGTGAATACTGCAACTGGAAGGGGACCGTTAAGAACTCATCTTCCTAATATATCAAGAGGGGGAGTAGGATTAAAAGAGCGTTCATTAGAGCAAGCAGCATCAGTATTAACAAACACTCTTTTTTCCCCAAGATTAGTTGCCTCTCGTGTAAGAATGTTGAATCCTGCTACTTATATTGCTGCATCTCCTTTTGTGAGAAGGCAATATATGAAAGCGTTTCTATCTACAGCGGGCGCGTGGGGAACTGTTGCATCGTTAGCTAAGATGGCAGGGGCAGATGTAGTATTAGATCCTAACAATTCAGATTTTGGAAAGATTAAGATAGGTAATACTAGATTAGACCCTGCTGCGGGATTCCAACAGTATCTTGTTTTGGCTCATAGATTATTATCTGGCAAAACTACTAGTTCTACTTCAGGCAGGACACAGGAATTAGGAAAAGGATTTAGAGCACCCACCCGTCGTTCAGTCGCGGAAGACTTTGGAGCAAATAAACTTCACCCAACTTTAAAATTTGCCTATGATTTATATGATGCCTCCCAATACAAATCAGTAATGTTAGGCGATCGTGTTGCTCAGATGTTTGTACCCCTAATTGTGCAAGATGTTATGGAATTAGCTAAAGAAGATCTTTCTTTACTTCCATTAGTTATTCCTACAGCTATGGGAATGGGTACACAAACATATGAGAAAGGTAGACAGGAATCAGTCCTCCTTCCTGAAGAATATGATGTTAAGTATCAGGGGGGAGGATTTTGATATTACATCTGAAAAATAATATCAAATATCCAATACCATTCTACTGCACTCAGAAATATTACTACTGGTGCAATTGCCCATGCAATTAACCATTCTTGCAAAGTTGGTTTCTTCATGTTAAGGTACCCTAGTAAATGAACCATTCACATCCTTACCAGCCACATTTACCCAAGTAGTTTCATTATAACTATCATTGGTTATAAAGAAAGGTTCTGCTACTGCTGGTCCATATACATGATTATTGAAATCCCATGTGAATGGAAATGCTCCAATAACTCCACTGCGGGCGCCCCCGAGTCCTATGGTTGTATTCGTAATGTTATTGTGATGTACATTAAATCCTGTTAATTGCCATAATCCATGAATGGCATTAGGATCACCCGCGCCTGTCCTTCCATCATCATTCCCTGTAATTTCGTTGTAATTTCCCTCCAAAACATTATCGTAAACTTCCACGTTACGTGAGGATACAACTTCAATTCCAGCAGGGCTAACCCAAAATGGGAAATCTTGTCCCTGTCCATTAAATCTACAGGTGTTATTCCTGATTATAGCATCATAACTAATTTCATGAAATATACCCGAACTCTGGTTGAATTCCACGACATTGTTTTCATACAATGTATCTATATTACTAGTATCTGTCCATAATCCTGGCCCCCAATTGTGATGAGAATTATTATTTCTCACAATTAAACCAGTAGTAAATACCCATTTACTTCCACCTGCGCCAAAGAATCTATTGTAAACCCTTTGAATATTGTTATATGCTATTTCATTTCCCTCAATTACAACTCCCTCACCCGCACCAATGAAACCAAAACCTATATTATGGTGGACGTAGTTATTTCTTGCGGAAGTGAAGGCATCATTTCCTATTCCACCTCCACTACAATATCTAACTTCACATGATTCACAGGTCCAATTGGCTGCTCCTAATGGGGAATATCCTAAATTAACTGCCGCTTCTGCTGTAGGGGCAGCAAATTTCTCGATAATCATATCTGATATTGTAACATTTGAGGCAGAGGATGTAGGAGCAAATACTTTAGGTACCCAACTAGTCTCTACCAAGTGTCCATTAGGATCATCCCCTACGTAAATTCTATCATTGGGATAATCAAAATGCCATGTCCCAGGAATTACTTCTCCTATTGTGGAAACGTGGATCTTAAATACATCATCCATGAATAGGGCTTCAGGATGAATACACATTGGATATTCAGGGTCAAAGGAAATAGCTCCTGCACACGCGCTTGAACTCCCTACAGTTCCTTGTTGTGTTTGTCCCCCTACCCACCATCTTCCACTTTCAAAAACCCATCCAGTTAAAATTTTTGCCCCTGTAATAGTAGTTTGTCTAACTCCGCCTGATACTGTTCCATGATAAATATCTCCACTCCGAGCAACTAAACTTTCCAGGAATCTATAGGTTCCCGCTACAAATCTAAATTCAGAACCCGTAGGAAACTGGGCAATGAATCCATTTATATCTACCGTATTTAGGGGAACTGGTATTCCTGATAATGTAGGAGAACCCCCACGAACAGCAACAGAGCTTAATCCTATACCGCCTATGAATATGGTCATGGTTGTTACTCCTAATACTCAAATTCTTAGTACTCAAATCCTAATGTTTGGCTTCTTAAATCCTGATCAAGATAGTGAATATGGCCTATTAATATTTTTCCCTTGGTAAAGGCCACATCCTTTTCGTAATTTGGTCCCCTTTCAAAATGCTCCTTGAAGGAAATATCTAATTTATTTTTATCCATAATGATCTTACCCTCAGCAGTTGCAACCCAACGAACTATTCCCCCGAAGCAATTGACAGTGAGATATAATGGAGCAAGAAATGGGCCACAATTGATTATTACACTAGTAGGGGAGGAAAATTTAGCTAATCCTGAAATCCAAATTTCATCAACGGAAATAAGATCTTTTTCTATTTCTGGGGTATTTATATTATATATTCTTTCTAAAATATCTATTTGTTCCGGTACAGCAGCGGTGCCTACTGAAATAGCTGCTATATGGCGTAAAAATTCTCTTCTAGAAAACATGATTTTATCTCCTTCTAACTGGTCCCACAGGTGGGAATCGAACCCACATGGTATTAAATACCAACGGATTTTAAGTCCGTAGCGTCTGCCTATTCCGCCACTGTGGGTTCATTGTTATATCTTCTCCACATTAAAAGCACGCCATCCCTTTGGGGATTCCCTAATTTCAAATTTAACCTTCATATCTTTGATTAAGGAATTGAAGGGTGTGGTGCATTCGGTTGAATGAAAGAAATATTCTTTTCCTTCGGACAGAATAAAACCATATCCTTTATCACTTATAGTATTCTTAACGATTCCGATCATCATTTACACTCCTTTATTAGAAATACAGCAGGAACAGATTTAACTGCATACCAGCGCCCATCAACATCCTGACGAAAAACCCAACAGACCCAACGGCCAAGTAAATCCTCACGCCATTCTAGCCGTTCAAATGGTTCCATTATTTTAATCTCCAGATACATGCATATAATGCACTAACTAAGAGCATCATAGTAGAAGGTTCAGGAACAGCTACAGAAGTTGAGGATGTAACTGTGGATGTAATAGCAGGCGCGAGTTCAAAGGAAGGAGTAATTTCACTTAAAGGTGAAGCTATTGGACCACTTAAGGACATTCCGCCCGAATAATGTCCTAATACATGGAAACCGAAATTCTGAATGTTCAGTTGGAGATACGCAAAATTGGGAAACATCCAACTGCGATATTTAACCCCGCCCATTGAAATTGTGTATGTATTTCCATCCCTAAATAATTGTCCATTTATGGAAGTTACAACATCAGCAATAGTTGCTCCTCTCATTGGGCCGATAGGAACGTAGATACCTGATTCTAGGACGGTAGTTATTTCGAGATCCAATCTAAAATTATTTCCCTCCCATGATCTCATAACTACAACTGGATCACCAATGGGAACTGCGTAAACGGGCGCAGTTGCGAGTAAGAACACGAAGGTTAGTTTGCAAATGTTCTTAGTCATTTTGTTTTTCCTGCAAAGAAGCGTTTATACTCTTCTACCTGGTTTTCAGTCATTTTGTAGATTATGTGATTGCCATTCATTTCTATTCTAATCATCCCCGCCTGTTCAAAGGAAGCCATTAATTCAGTTATTTCATTTATATCTTTGTAATGCATCCATATTTTTTTCAATAACATCTGATGACTAATCTGTTGATTTTCCCGTCCAAGTAACTCCATTATTATTTTAACTTTAAGAGGAGTATTAAGACTTGTTCCCTTAGCACCTAATGTAGTTTGGCGCACATTACCTAATAGAAATTCACATTTTCTTATTGATTCATCCATTGCCCTTTCGGTTATGATTAATTCTGGTTTCTCTGCTAAGGATAGAAGCATTGCTACTTTAAGAACTGAATCTCCAAAACGATTCATAGTTCCTGTTTCATCTTTATTGAACTGGTTCTTCATGCTAGCTTTAAAATCATAATACCATTGTTGGTATATTAATCCTGCTTTACTTAAATATCCTGATTCCCCACTTAAAGGATCAGTCCAAAATTCCTCGTATCCTTCACATTTTTCTGCCATTCCTAAAGGAAGAAAGGATCCTTTTAATTTTCCAAGAGCCTTTAAATAATTTATACTTTCCTCATCATTGGGGGGATTCTTTAATGGGAGAATTAGGGAATTAGAACGATTCTCGGTATGCTCATATATGATAAAAGTTCGTGCAAAATATCCCCCTTGGATATCCTTCTTGGCAAAGAAATCATTTGAATGTGCTTCATTGGTTGCAGTTAACATAGTAACTGTGGGATTATTTAACTTAAATGATTCCATCTTTAATAAAGAACGCCATTCTCCAACTCTATACTGTCTATCGTATAGATCCGTAAGAATTGACGTTGCTACTTTATCTTCAACTATGGAACTCGAAAGTTCTGAACTACAGATAAATACAGAGGCATCAGTAGTAGGAATTTTCCCGCCCGGCGTTGTTTTAGCCTGGCTCATATCCTTTAAGATACCTTGAATTGAACTTCTTCCTGCGATTACTCTAGTATTATTTACGGTAGAGACATATTTAGCTGCCATTGCTACAGGCGGGCCTTTTTTTAGTCCTGAATCCGCATGAAACATGACGTATATGTTAGGATACAAGTTATAGATTTGTCTATGTAACCATATATTGTCTTTAACCACCGCCGAAATTATCGCTAGTCCAGACCACCACCAAAACGAGAGGGGAGGCTCAAGTTCTGAACGTGAAAAAACCAAGCGATCCAGCCATGTCATTTCTTTTCATCTAATAAAAGACTTACGAATTTGGTTTGTTTACCTGTTCTTCTGGTTCCATCTATTGCACTTTTAGTCACGGTATATAAAGTGTTCCCACATAACTTGCATGTGGGTTGGGGCATATTACTCATGAAATCCATTTTACATTGAAAACAATATAGAAGTCTCTCCTTATCTGGGTTCCACATCACTCTTCTCTTCTTTTACATCACATATAATGAGTTTAGCTAAATGTGAATTATCCTTGAATACTTGGTCTAATAGTGCCGCAATAACATCTGTCATTGAACAATCATCATCAATTACATCTAATAACATATCAACTTTTATAATCATTTTATGCAGCCCTCTTCATAAATTTAAATTTCTTTAGTTCATAATAGTTATAACCTATTTCAACTTCACATGGAATAATTAAATCTCTGCGGGGGAGTGAGCAGGTATCAAATCTAATTGGTTTTTCGAATTCCTCTACAGTTAACTCAGAGAATTCATCTGCATGACGTTCTGGAATTTCGAATAACAAAGCATCATGCGCTTCCATAATTATTTTGGCGATGGAAAACTGTTTTTTAACGCGCATGCCATCTGCTTTAGTAGAATCCGATATTGCTCGCTGCGGTATATAACTGAAGGCTTCGCGGAATAATTCATCTCCCCACCTATCGTAGAAAGTTCGTTTACCCCCATATTTAGCATCTATACCATAAGGAACTGGCGCGATTAAAACCCTTCCTTTTTGTAATGCTTCAATTATTCCTGCTTGAAATACTCCTCTAATCTTGGGTTGTTTCTTATGAAAAATATCTAGGGCGCGTCCGGCGAAATCTTCTTCGATTGAGAAGAGAGTTCCATCAGGATTTTTGATCTTATATTTTCTAGCATCCGTATTAACGCTAGTCTTTGCTGTTCTTTTTCCTGCTCCGAGGTGACCGGCATGCCTAAGAGTTTTTCCACAGAATCTAATAGGGTGTTCGTATCCCCATCGTTTTTTGCTCCAGTCATCTTCTACTCCCCCAAAAAACCATGAGGCAGTTAATGCATGATAATCATGTTCGTCAATATCTTTTAATGCCTGCTCATCTTCAGCTAGAAGAAAGACTACTCTAGCTTCAGCCTGTGCTTTATCTACTTGAACAAATATATTTCCCTTAGCGGGTTCAAACATTTCTCTAACTTCAGGTCCTATATCGCCATGCTTGGTCTTAGTTTGGAATGGAGTTCCTAATGATTTCTTCTTTTTCTTACCATCCTCTCCTATTACCTCTAAGGAAGGTCTAATAGGAGGATCTTGCTGACCTGTACTACTTCTACCAGTTTCTAAACATGGGAAACAAGTAGTTTTCATTTTCCCATCATAGTCTGGTAACGCTGTGATATCATGAGAAATTGTTCTTCTAACTCTACGGTTTTCAAGGATAAGTTCAACAATTCTTCGTTTATCTGGATCAGTGAAGGATTGGAGATTGAGTAAGCTAGTAAGCTCTTCCTCTCCTGTGCCATCCCTACGTGGACATTTGAGAGTATCGAACAATAAGATGCTAATTTGTTTAGGAGATTGACAATTAATATGCGTTCCTGTGTATTTAAAGAGTTCATATCTTATCCTTTCATCCCATTCGATATATTTTTTAAGTAATTTCTGTCTCTTCTCTTCATTAATATGAAATCCATTATTCTCTATTTCGAGATAGAAGTCAGGCAATTTCATTATAAAGTTTTCATACCAATCCCGCTGCTCTATTTCGTCTATATCTGCATCCATTTTCTCATCTATTTCATATGTAACACAGGCATCACGCGCGCATCCTATAAGGAGATCATTTAGGGAGCCCTCATACATTCCCTCGTCCTTGTAGAAAGGTTCCTCCGTATAGATGCTTTGATTAAATGCAAGTTTTTTTGGTAGCTCTGGATTAATGGTAAATCCTTTGAGCATGATATCAGACTTAAGGCTTCTAATAATAAATCCAAGTCGTCGAAGTTTGTCTCGATCATAGTTAAAATTTTGGCCGATGATGTCATGATTGTATAGTATCTCAGTTAGGATTTTCCAACAGTTTACTAGATCCTCATCAGGTATATTCGAGATTCCTTCTTTATTCCAAAGGGGGACCGTTAGACCGTGACTTTTGTTAAACGCTAATCCAATGCAGATTGGAATACATGAACCCCCAGCTTCTATATCAACTGATAATTTTCTACGATCCTTATATGCCTCGTAGAAGTTATATAATTCTATCGAGGACTGACATACTCTTAAATTTCTCCTGGGTAATCTTAACTCAGGAAACTGCGCCTGTTCCCAAGCACGTTTAAAATCATGAATCATTATGAAACGATTCCAATATCCTTTTATTTCCCCACCAACGGAACTATGCAATAAATGTGCGGGGTGGTATGTGGGAACAAATTTTCTCCCCATGCCATGCATAATTGACCCGCGAAAATTACTAATCTTATTTTTTCCGGATAATGCCCACAATGCAGTTCCACCCAACGCAAGTATACAATTGGGTTTAATTGCAGATATTTCGGTTTGCAAATCTCTAAGTTGCTCATCTAAATTTATTCCTACATTCTTTGCTCTTACATGAAATGGTATTTTAGTTCCCCTAGGGGGAGGGGGAACTTCATATTTACAAACATTAGTAACCCATATATCTTCTCGTGAGGGCAAGTCCGCATCACGTAGCATTCTATCTAATTCTTTACCGGAGGGGCCAACGAAAGGTTTTCCTTCCGCAACTTCTTGATACGAGGGAGCTTCACCTAATATCATTAATTGTGCGCCTGAATTTGGCCCCACTCCGGGGACGTATACATCGCTCATTATTGAAATTCCTCGAAGAATTCCTGCAATAATTTATCTGTACTCATCTCGTTCTGCCCGCCAATCTTCTAGTGCCTTCGTCAGCCGCTCGATCTCCCGTTCGGCGGCCTCGGCTCGCGCGATGAAGGCCTCGTAATGCTCTCGATTGCGCGTCGAGGCGTCTCCAAAAAACACTTTGGTCGCGCCCAACTCCTGCTGTAGCCGCTCGATCTCCCGCTGCTGCTCGGACACCTGTTGACGAAGATTGATAATCTCCGCGTTTTTTATGTATTTCAATTGTTCTTTAGTCATCACTCGATATCCTCATTCTCTAATACCATGATTTTAATTGCACGCCATCTTTTATCTGGCAATTCAATTGCTTTAAATTCAACAATCATTCCTTCCTCTAACTTATCGAAAGTTAGCGTGTTTACCTCAAGAAAAGTCCAATGAAAGAAAAGTCTGCGGAAGGGAATAGCTTTTGAAATAATAAAGCCATATCCCTGCTCGTTGATAAGGAAGATTTTACCCCGAACGCGCGTGTTATCATAGGGCTTAGGATCATTAAACGGTTCATCTAAGGGTTTGAAACTATCCATTATACTCATCGAATTATATTCTCCAATTTCATTCGAAGATTGACAATGAATTCTCTAATTGCATCTTCTGTTTTTCTTTCACTTAAAAGAAATGTTAAACACTTACTAGATGAACATAAATTACAGGCAGTAGTACCAATCGTATGATGTGATCTTGGATGCCCACAATTACAAATTAATAAGTCTCCTGTATTCATGATTCACATCTGCTTCAAATCAACTTTTATATCATGAACAAAGATTTTGGAATCAGGAGGATACGCAGTTACTCTCTCAACATCCATTGTAAATCTATTTATTCTAATATAATCCGCAATCAAATGAACGAATTCATCAACTCTGATATCTGGCGGAATTTCTGCTTTGAACTCTGCCACTATTTTCTTTAACATTGCTTAATTCCTTAATTGCGGTTAAGAATTGTGTTCCGTCGGGTCTATACCAAATATGAACTATTTTTGTAGGAGTTTTTACTTCTTCAAAGGTATATCCATTTATCTGTAACAGAAATTGTAACTCCTCTAAAGAAAAATCTGGGGGCTTCATATCAATAGTCCGTATCTTCAATAGGACTGTTTTCAGCTACAAGTTTTTGTAAGCAATCTTTGCACAAATCCCTATGAGTTGTAATGGTCATGAATACTTGTTTATGTGTTTTAATTGCAAACTTCCGACCGATGTAGCCTATATTTGGCTCATCACTTAATTTTTTGCATTCATCACATCTAGTTATAATCATATCATTCTCCAACTATGAAAACGGATGCGCGCTCTATTCATACGTGATACACTACTTTTTCAAATAGGAGTGTCGTTGTATGAACCATAAGCGCGCATCCTATCACCTGATTAACTACTTGTCACCTATTCTCCCTCTACATCTGCAATAGAGTTCGTTCGGTTATTCTTTCGTTTCGTCAAGTGAATCCTCTACTTCCACATCCTCATCTTCCTCTTCTTCAATCTCTTCATCCTCTTCATCCGTTCCCTCAATTTCATCTTCATCAACATCAGGAACGTTATCAACTTCTTTATCATCAACACCGTTAAGATTAAACATTTTATTTTCTCCTTCTATCTGAATGAAATTGCGCCCAACGTGTAAGCCTTTAATCCCTTTTAGCTGTTAGTAACCCCCAGCAATGATTATGAGACTGGCGATCTTGTATGTGTATCGGCCCTTGGTATTTCATTCTTTGGGTTCACGACTAAAGCGCGCGCTGGTCGTAACTTACTAAATGATTTACGCTTGTCCTTGTTCATACGCAACATCGTCTGGACGCAATATTAATTATGCTGTTACTTTAGGTGCCCTATACCCATGATCAGCCTTATTTTTCAGACGGCCCTCATAGGTATCATTAATGATATGCATCTCGACATACTTCCCCTCAAGATGCTTCATTTCAATCTTAGACTCAGGAGTAATCTCCTCGGGAGAGAATCCTAACTGTGCGGCACATGCTTTTACGAGTCCCAAACTAAAGCCCAGAGCCTTAGTATTAAAGGACCACGCACCCATTCCACCAATGGGGACATCCTTAAATTCTTCGGAACCTGTTTCAGCATCCCGAACAACAGTTCCTTCGAGGACCATGTTATTGCTTCTACCATCCTTACTAAGCGCCCAATCCCCCACAGTATCAATCTGAACAAGATACCATGAGGGGGTAACAATCTTATCTCGAAGCAAATCACGCTTGCTATATTGGATTGTTGGCATTGTTCTTCTCCATTAATCTTCGTTGGGATCATCTTCGTAATCGTAACTACTCTACTTGAGATTGTGGATCATTGAATACTACAGCTTTAATAGCCCACATTGCTGTAGTTTCATTATTTGTGATAGCAACAGAAGATTGCCTGTTATTACCACAAATTTCTTTAATCAACCGTTCTCCCTCACTAAAATGTTCACGCAAACGATTGATTTTATCCAATCCTTCAGGTGAAGGTTTGTGATATGCATATGGCTTATCAATAGGCATCTATTTAACTCCATTCATCTTCGTAATCGCGGGCTGAATCCATTTGTCATACAACGGATCATTACCAAATACAATTTCTTCGTCTATTGGTAATGAACTTCTAGCGAAATCATCTCCTGTGTGAGTTGTTTTTAACGCATATTGACCACCACGGCCAATCATCGCGCCCGTCTTAATATTGAAATGATATACTTCAGAGCAGTATGCAGGAATCTTTTGGGCGATAGCTTTACCCGCTGTAACCAATACACGGGACATATGAGTCTGCCCATCCAAAGATTTCTGCTCCTTCTGAATAATATGGGCGATTAGAACTACATTTACTTTCTTATCTGATCTTAATGCTTTGGTGAGGGCGATTAGTTCTGAGATTGCGGAGGCTTCGGCATTAAATTCATCGAAACCACTTACGGGAATACCAGCAATCTTCTTTCCTCCACCTTCACCTGATTTAATTCTAATCGTTTGACGTATAGATGCATCAGCCATTGAGGTAATAGAATCTACCACAATGGTTTTGAACTTACACGCCATCTGAAGTTGCTCCAACTTATATTTAGCTCTATCCCAATTATCATAATCATCATATTCAATATCCTTTGGGTTAATATTCCAAGCCCGCATGGGTAAACCTAATGCATCCATTTTCATATCCCAACTAAACCAATACTGAGGCTTGGGAAATGATAATGCACAGGTACTCTTACGAGTTCCAGGTTCCCCCTTAAAAAGACAATATAAGTTGGTATAATCAATCGTTTCAAGAGTTGGCACTTGTATTTATTACTCCTCTTTAATACCATTAAAAGCATTACCATTTCTTAGATTTGCTGTACCGTAGTGGAATGTTCCTTCCTTTATTTGATCCTTTACATTATCCATTTGCGTTCCAACATATAAACAGTTGGGATTCCAACAATTATAGTAGGGACAACTTGATTTGTGGTTTCCCTGCATAAATTTATCATCCAAATCCATACCATAATATAGGTGACAAATTAATCTATTTATTCTTACATTTCTTCCCTGATACCAAATACTGCCATATCCACGACCCACTGTTTTTCCTAGCCAGATAAAATGACCATCTTTTACTTCGGTTCTTGCCCATAATCTGTCTAAGACACTAGTGGTTTGGCCTTTTGTTGGCATTATTCTTTCTCCAATATAGAATCTTATAACATTCCTTACACAACCACTGACCCCAACAGATACATGCTGCATATCTACCACAATGGTCTGATTCACATTTAATTTTCATATTATTTTCCTTCTCCATTCCTTAGACATCTTTTCGTTGGGGGTAAAAATCCATATTCCCCCGCGTAACTTACGATACCAAGGAAAGGGGCTGAATAGAAGATCAAGGATTCTCATTTTATTCCTTGTAATCATATTCTAACTGAACTCCAAGCGCGTCCGCTACTGCAACTGCAATTACGAAGGAACGAGATGCATTAAATCTTTTCATTTCTCTTTCTACTGCGCGCTCTAATTTAGGAAGAAACCTGCTACCAACGCTTAACTTTGGTTCCTTAGTTCTTGGTTGGATTCTCATTTATTAATTTCTCCATGATTATTCGCCATCATTATCATTCGTAGGATTCCATTTCGGTCCACGATAGAAATTTAGTTTAATTTCTTCGGCCCGCATATTCCTATCAGATTCACATACCTTTACGAAGGGGCAATTACCATACTTATTTTCACAGTGCGTATAATTGGGGGGCCAGTAGTTAGCTTCACTCCATTCTAACAATTTATATGCAGCATGAGGCATTGTCTCACTCTGCCATTCTAGTAATAGGTCGGAAGAGTAGGACATGAGTTCGCGCGTGAATTTATCTTTAGCTGATAGTGATTTCTGAAAACCCACATTATCAACTATCATGTTGCGGGTTTTCATTAGCATACATTGCCCAATGAACTGATTATTTAATACTAGCTTCTCCCTGCGCTGTTTCTGTGTCTTGATATCACAGGGATATATTCCATTATTTGTATCTACAATTTCATCAAACTTGGCCTTCCACATTACACGAATATCTTCATCTTCATATAATACTTCTGCTTTAACTATTTCTGATTTTAACACAATCCAAGGATCATTCTTATAGTGCTCGAAGTATTCAATTGCGGTTTGAAGGACATATTTCCAACCAATATAATGTCCTTCTGAATCTATAGGAGTATTTTTAACTCCAGGATATTCTTGAGGTTGATGCCCACATGCGGGCTTTAATATACAGTTAGGACCACAAACATGATTTCCATATCCATCGGCCTCGATTACTGTATATAATGAATCATGTTTTGGTTCTATAAAGTCCGCACAATGGGGACAACCATTAGCATATAACTCGCCCGCAATTAATCCTTGGGCTATAGCCATGTTACGGTCAAATCCCTTGATTTTATGTTTATTATAAACTTCCTTAATCTTGTGAAACATGGTCCCACATTCCAGGGAATTTGATTTGCCCCGGATTGATTGAAAATTATGATTGAATCTAAAGTCAGCAAGGCGCCCGCATGAAAGAATTGTATTCATTACGGTCGCATCAAGGACTATATTCTTCTTCTGAATCATTACTTCCATGATTATTTTGCCTCCCAAATAACCTTGGGATTTTTTACAAATTCAGTTTCAATTAAATATCTATCTCTGCTTGAGGAAAGCTCGTTACTCCAAGTAACTCCCCAAGTTGTATTTCCATAAGCATTTGTATATTCTACAATCTTATAAACTCGGGGATCATCTTCATAATATCCATTATTGGCAATGATTTTGTCTATTAAATTTTTACTATCTATTGTAGCCATATTTATTCCTCAATTAAATTACCCGATATATCTGCTTTAACCTTACGGGGGTCCATTGTTTTCAATTCAATTTCTCTTTCCACGATTTTTAATGCTTTTTCTGCTTCATCCAAGTATGAATCTACAAACTTGGCGTATTCTAGGGCGGATTTGATTTCATATAATTCATCGAGTGTCATGATGGATAATCTACTATAGATTTAATTACATCTTCCAAAGAATCGAAAACTAAAAATTCTCCATCCAAGTCAGAATGTATCACGTTATTTTTATCTAAGGTCCAAGTATATCCTGCTATAGTATATACTTTAGATCTAGAATTATAATTAATTACTAGTTTATATCCACCATCTTGGGGTGAATTCTTATGCATATCAAACATGGTTAACTCCTTATCCTACCTTACTAGTGATCGATTTCTCCAACTTACCTTTATTCTTTTCTCTGTATCTCTTCACAATCATATCCGCCATTTCGCGCCCGATATCACCTTGATTCCACTTAGGAGTTTCCCCCTTATTCATGGCGTTATGAAATGCAATTCTCTTTCTTTCAACAATTTCATCGAAGATAGTATCAACAGTTCCCTCAGCCATTACATAGGTGCCATTAACAACTGGGGATTTCTGTCCCATCCTATCTAATCTACCTTCAAACTGTTCTTCATTAGCAGGATTCCATTGCCTCTCATGCATAATGAACTCGTCGCATGTATTCTGTAATCCGTCTACTCCTTCTCCGCCTGCGAGAGTAGATGCAACTAATACACTCCTGCGTGAATTAAATGCGTTAACGATAGGATCCGATTCCCCGCCTGCTTTCAATGCAAGAACTTGAACTTCAGGAACTTCTTCCTTCAGCTTCTCTATGAGATATTCTGCAACATCTTTGTGATGAACTCCAATTGCAAGAGAACCTTCTTTCTCTTCAATGAATTCTTTCACAAATTCAACTGTGGCTGGAATCTTAGCTAATCCTGCTAAATGACGCATGCGCGACATCTTTGCAAGTAACTCAATTCCATCCAAGGATTCACCACCAATAATCTTATCGTTATACCAATTAACGAAATCCCCCTCACTCTGGTCATACTGATCTTGATATAAGGAACCCAACTCAATATGAAGGGGCATTCTATTTACAGGATTATATTCATCAAGAACTTCACCTTTTTCTCTGCGAATGGCGATATCCTTGATATATTCCTTAAACTTGGCTGGATTCTTAATTCCACCTTCCTTGGTATAACGTCCTGAATAATAATACTCAACCCATCTATCCTTGTATCCTTGATAGGACGAGAATAGCATGGGGGCAATCATATTCAGGATTGAATAGAATTCTGATCCTCTATTCTTCCAAGGGGTTCCAGATAAACCAATAACTTTTCTACCCTTTGCAACTTTCCTTACCTGCTGCGTCCGAGTAGAATCAGGATTACTGATATGCTGGCATTCATCAATCAGGAGAGTTTTAATTCCAACTTTATCAAACTTAGTAATGTCAAATCCCTGCTGAATTACTTTACCCGTCTTACTCTTCCGAGTTTTAGGGACCAACATATCAAATCCGATGATATATACTTTCAATCCTGGAATCAATATGTCATTTGAACTTTGTATAATTTGTGGGAGGACTCCATCACGGGTCCATCGTAACCACTGCTTAAACCACTGAAACTTAATCTTAGACTTTACAACACAAAGAACGGGGAAATACTCAGGATGAAACTTCAATAATCCTATACTTTGTGGTGTCTTACCAAGGCCCATAGCATCCATAATAAGGACGCCATTATTAACTGCAAGGGCCTGTTCACCGAATTTCATCCCTTCAATCTGAAATTGGAAGGGTCTTTTCCCATTGCATTTAACACATACATTAGTTTCCACTCCTTTTTTATTAACGGACCACTCGTGCGCGCATGAATCATCGCCATCTGCAAGTAAGGTTTGAAAGGGAGTGCCTTTAGGAAGTAATTTCGTGAGGATATGGCCGCACTCTAACCATATCATCTTAGTATCAGGCTTGAAAGGATCTTTTTCTGGGATTAATAGTTCATGCTTAGTTACTGCAACTTTACCACAGAACTCACATTTATCCTGTAATCTAGTCACAACATATTTTGGCCGACGAATAATTTCTTCCTCGAACTTAACTTCAACCGTCGCGCCTGACCTAATTGCATCAATTACACTTGAAGGTAAACTTAAGTGTGAGCATGCAGCAACATTATGACAGCCTACTTCCCTTGCTTTATCAGCCCATACTTCACTATGCTGTTGACCGGGTGTGAGAGCATGAGCAATTTCATGACGGATTGAATTGAGAATTTCTTTTTCATCATGAAGATCAACGTGGTGTGCATTCAGGATAATGCATTTATCCTTATGTGAACACAATGCAAGGTATTGGAATCGGGAATCTAGATTAACTGGATTAATCCTTACATGCCAGTCCTTAAGATTCCACTTCTCTAGTTCTTCACGGGCCATCTTGGCGGCTAATTCTCTAGTCATTGTCTTATTCCTATTTATTTATATTCAATCTTTTTCTTAACTTGCTCTGCTACTGATACAGG